GCATACCACCCAGCATCACAAAGTCTGCCCCAGCAGCGTAGGCTTTAGCTACATCACCAGCAGTCCTACAGCCACCATCTGCACAGATGAGGCCAAGTCTACCAGCGTCAGACCTTAAACCATGAGCTACATGGGCACACTCTGCGATAGCTGAAAGCTGTGGGTATCCAACGCCTGTTTTCAATCTAGTCGTACATGCAGAGCCGGGACCAATCCCAATCTTTACAATATCAACTTCACCATGTAGGATAAGTTCTGACACCATCTCTGGCGTGCAAACATTACCCGCCATAATAATTGAATTAGGAAGTTCTAATCTAATCTTACTACAGTAGTCAACAAATCTTTCTGTGTAACCATTAGCAATATCAATACAGATATTTGGAGAAGAACCAAGCCGATCTTCAATGTAAAATAACTTTTCTAGCTCATGCTCTAAGTCCAGACCAATACTAACCCACACATTGTTTTCAACATTATAATATTTAAAATAGTCTTCTATAGTATGTCTATCATAATGTTTGTGTAGGCAAGTGATCATTTGGTGAACGCCTAAAGCTATTCCCATATTGAATGTTCCCGTAGTGTCCATATTAGCTGCGACAACAGGTATACCACGCCACTGTTTGTCTGAGTGATAAAACTTAAAGTTTCTAGTGAGATCTACTTCTTTTCTACTTGCAGCCTTTGACCTTTGTGGTACGAGTAAGACATCATCAAAATCTAGTTTGGGATCATTATCAATTTTCAGCATTTTGTTCCTCTAAATCAAATGGTAAATCTGAACCTTCTATAACGTCCCCATCTGGAGACTCCCTGATCTCATCCCTGCTTCTTAACTCTATTAGTTGTGAGTGAGAACCTATCATATTCATATTAATGTAATTACCATCCATCAATCCAGATCCATGTCTCGCCTTTAATGTTACGAGCTTACGGTTGCCCGCTTGTGGACCGTCCTCTGCAAGCTCCTCTGCGGATTTTAATTTAAATATGGAGAATGACGTGCATAACCAAATAAGCCTGTCAGAACCGCTTACAGCGTCCGTAGATTCTTTTGTGATACCATCGCGATTTAATTGAACAAACGAAAGACATGGGAAGTCATACTTGACGGCAAGGTTGTGTAGATTCGTAATTTGAAACCCAAGAGCTTGATACTCTTGAATATTATTTGAAATACCAGATGACGACATTAGCTTGAGATAATCGTAAACAACCAAACAGTCATTTGTCTTTCCATATTCATCTTGTCCAACCGTATGCATTACCCATCTTTTTATAGCGTTCAAAATGGTTTCAAACGGAGCGCCAGCTACACTGATGTATGTATATGGAATATCCCTGATTTCATCAATCGCCTGCTTAACCTTGATGTACTTTTCATCGTCTTCAGAAAACTTACCCGTAGCAACTTCTTCAATTGGTACGCCGCTAATATTTGAAACAATTCTATTGAGATGGTCTTCTTTGCTCATCTCTGTATCAAGCATTAAAACGGGTATGCCTTTACGTGCGTTATGTAGTGCTACATTATCTGCGAATACAGACTTACCCACACCGGGGCGAGCAGAAACAAGATCCACACACTTTCTACGAAGCCCACCGCCAACCACCGCATCAAACCTTGGAAACCCACTTGACAATCCTATTTGGTCGCATTTGTTTTCAATAAGAAATTCTAGATACTCGTCTATATCATCGCCTAGCTGCTCTGGTTTTTCACCAGTGTCATCGTCTCTAAGAAAATCCATCAACGGATTTTCAATCAGACCTATAATATCATCAATACCTTCATCGCCATTGATTGAATCAATATCCGATCCGATTTTATTAGCAATTCTTTTTGCTTTACGGGCAAACTCAAACTTCTTGACTTGAGCAGCAAAATATAGAAGGTTTTCTTTCTTTACCGGAAAATCAATTAATGATTTTATATAGTCAAGTTCTTGAGGCGTATTTATAGACTCTGTTAAGTCTAATTGTTTGGCCGATGATAATATGGCAGGTATGTCAATATGTGCTTCGTTTTCTAAAACCTTTTCAGCACATTTGTATAAAATTTGATTGTTTTGATGACTAAAGCTAGTGTGATCAATTAAATCTGATATTTCAACATAAGATTCAATACCATAAGAAAACAGACCTGCTAGTACTGCTCTCTCGGCACCTACATCAGATAGACCTTGAGACATTTTATCTTCCTGTGCAACGATTACATCTAATAAATTCACCGTAGACTAAGTTTGCGTTCATGGTAAACTCTTTACCGCAAACGTGACATTCTACTTTTTTCTTGGTTGGAGCATTTCTTTTTCTAGGTGTTCTTTTTACTTCGGGGGTTTCAACATCTTTAAACTCTCCATTGTCTTGCCAATTATTCTTTTTGAATTTCACTGGTGTTTTCCCGCTTGCTGTTTGTTCTCGTACAACTTTAAAATCCTCTGTAACAGTGTTACGTTTGATATTAGAGGAAACCGCTTCCTCTTTTGATTTTGGTGTTTCTGTTTGTTGCTGGAGCTTACCCAATAATTCAGCTTTTTGCTCTGGGGTCATTACGTCTAGCAATGCTTTTATAACATCATCACTCATTTTCTCTTACCTTTTTCAATTAAGATATCAGCCTTGCGGCGAACGTTGTATTCTCTACTTTTTAACGTTTCTAGTCTACCCTGCGCTGTGATAAACCATTCATTAATATTTCTAGCTACGTCATTGTTTCTTTTTACTAAATCTACCTTAGTTTCGTATTTCATAAACTGTACTTCAATTTCAGTTACCTGATCCGCTATTATACTATTTAAGTTTTCTTTACACCAACGTGTAACATTTTCACAATTTGCTCGCTCGCTACCAAGGTGGTCTGCGTACTGATAAAGCTGATAAGCATAATTAAAACATTCGTCTTGAGTCAGCTTACTCATATCCTCAAGCGAAAGCGTTTCCGCCATAGCGAACTCTGGGTTAAATGAGGTCGGTGCTATGTTTTTCGCGGTAACATATGATTGTATTCCATCTAGAAATTTCTGTAGTCTATCTGCTGCGTTCAATTTTCTCTCTCCAATAACTCACATCTTCGTCCCAACGTAGCTCTACAAGTGAAATCTCATTGATTCTACACCACTCCTTCTTGTCCAAATCTCGTTTCTTTGCTTGCGCAAATCCGATCTTAGATTTATGAAAGTACGGCACATACTTAAAGTGTTGTTCGCCATGCACCTCAATACCTATTGTACACGATGGAATCAAAAAGTCAAGGGCTAATTTGGATTTTTTTGTAGAAGAACCGGGAAGCGTAACTTCTTCAAGTACCTGATAGGGATAAAAAAGCTCCACTATAATTTCTCTAGCCTGTAAGTGATAGAAGCTACGCTTACTCCGATTGTTAATCAAATATTTTTTGGTATCTAGATTGTATTCTCTACCATTTAAACCAGTTACTTTCATATTAGCACTTCTCTAACTTGTGATATTAAAAATTCTTTAAGATCTGTATTATTGTTTAGAAATGTTACTAGTTTTTCCATACCTTGAAATTTAAATGATTTTTCAATGTCGTCCACTTCATTCTCAAGTATCCAACTTTTAATAACTGGATCTTCTTGATTTTCTATAAAACAAGTTATTGTATACCAAGCACCCTTTGCTGAAATCATAGCAAACTCTGTGGCTATCTGGGCAATCTCTTGAGCCTCATCTATACCTATGCCGTACCGAATCCAACTAGAGGCTGTACTCATTGGTGTTCCTCCTGCGGCAGAAGTTTTAACAACCCAGTTTGCAACTTGACCTACGTGATTACCTGATTCTTTAGGTACTTCCCATTTACCACGATGTGTAATCACCATATTAGTTCCAGCTTGAAACTGTAGCATGTTTCCACAATCTGCCATCTTAGAAGGAGAAAAGCGTGAACCGCCAGTGTTTGCAATATTGTGGGTGATAAATATAGCGACTGCTTTCATTCTAGCTACATCACCACTAATTCGCTTGAAAAACATAGACAACAAGCGTGGCAAGGCGTTACGTACTCCTGTGCGAATTTCCCCATCAATTTCGTCTTGTGGGACCATGTTTGAGGTAGAGTCTACAATAACCACAAGATTCGGCTCTTGTTTAATCAGACTTTCTAATATATTAAGATACTTTTCAGCAGACACAATAGGTTCATCATCTGTAGCTTGAACGATTTGAATTGCGTCAATGTCTAAGCCTTTGATGCCTCTAAAGTTTTCTTTTGTTAATCTGCCTTCAGTGTTAAGATAAAATATTCTTTTGCCTTCTGCTTGTGCTTTAGCGGCAAAATATAAAGCCGTTGTTGTCTTGCCAGTCTTAGGGTCTCCCGTCATCACAACGCATTGACCTTCTCTGATACCGCCGCCTAAAGCTATATCCAAAGAGGGTGACAAACTAATAGTCTTGTATGTTTCTAGGTTTTGCAGGACTTCAGTTCCAGACTGAATAATCTTTCCGTATTTCTTGCAAAGTTGTCCGACAACCATATCGCCGTCGTCACTGCTCGTCTTCGTAATCTTTTTTCTCGGCATCTAATTCTATACTCCTGAGTCTATCCAATTTTGATTTCTTTCCAAAGGTTTTGCTTCTTCTCTTGGGGTCTTTTTTGTAATCTATCTTTTGATTTGTGTCTTTTTCTTCTTCAGCTAAAAGTGTATACTTTTTTATTATAGCTCTTGCTCTTTTATTATTCAAAGAAAATATAGATTTAAACTCTGGAGAATTGACAGCTTTAACTAAAGCCTTTTCACTAACATCTTTTAAAATCTTGTTAGCTGCTATAAGCTGTTTTTTGAATGTCCAATCCCAAGGTTTTTTACTCCAAAATTTGTAAGGTAAAGATCCTTGGTTTTTGTTTTCTGCATTTCTCATGCACATTATTTCTGCTACATATGCAGCGCACGTACAATACTCTCCAGTACTCTGGTGTTTGTACCTACTTTTTTCAGTTCTCTTTCTCTTTGTCATAGTAAATGATCGCTTCTTTAAAACACTCATCTAGGCTTACTACCTCGCTTCTTTCCTCTGTTAATTCTGGTGTTCTGTATTGAACCTTGTGCATCTCGCCATCAATCAATTTACCAATCGTGATATAATGATTGGTATCTCCTCCCATCATTCCTAGTACAGATTTAACCAAATAGATTGCATCTATATCTTCTAAGTCTATCTCTATATTATGAGATTTGAATGAGAGTTGCAATTCCTCAACGGAAAGATTCTTAGTATCGCAGACATCTTTGACCGCAAGCCAGTCGCGATGGTCTTTAGAATAGAATTCTGTACCATTAGAAATTTTGACTTTAATCCAAGTCGCGTCCTTATCTGTCCGATAGCTTTGTAAAAATTTTTCGTGATTCATTTTATACTCGTAGTACATCCCTTTGATCTTGAAGTGTGATTCACTTTACCTCTAAGGTCATCACCCATAGTTGATGCATTTTCCGTCATCACTGTT